ACCAACCCCTACATCCGAGCCTGGGGTGCACTTCATGAGCGTTACACTGGTTCGTTCCAGTACCGTTTTACCTTAATTGGTAACCCTCTGTTCTCCGGAGCAGTGGGTATCGCATGGTACCCGAAGCGAATCACCACCAGCACAGCTCCTGTGTCTGAACTCATGAAGTACGCCTACTCGGCTAAGGGCGTTACGATGCCATGGAACGTGGTCCACACCCTCCACGACGCACGTAAGGACAATTTCTACCGTGAGGTCGCGGATGATGCCAACCTGGACGATCGTCCACACTTGGTTCTCTACCTGCACATGTCCTTGCAGAACCCCCTTCAGCCCGGAGTCATCACCCGGGTCAGGATTGCTTCTAAACTTAGCAATGCTGCAGAGCCTAACCCCTTCAGGGCTATGCTCCCGATGATCCCTGCGGAGCCTGCAACCACCTTTCAGTCCGCCACTCTGTCCTCCCCCACGTCTCTCCAGGAGCTGCTTCCCGGCATGTATAACTTGCCTCTGTGGATTTACACAGATGGTAACAAAGCTGTGGGGACTGTTCCTGGAATAAACAGGAATGAGTTCCAGTTCTACAGGGCGGACAACCAGAGGGGCTATGGCTATGCTGCTGGAGGTCGTATGACCAACGGAGCAGCCAAGGTCCAAACTATGGCTGCAGCAAATGGTGACGGATGGGCAGTTACTGGGGTCCCCAATAGCCTCGTCGTCACCACGCTGCTCACACTCCACAATATGTCTCAGTCTGAGCTGTCCGAGGTCTTCACCGAACTCGCTGCTCAGGGCATGAGATATGGTGGAGCTAACGGAACCGGACGCCTCAATGCTGTCCAATGGGCTAGTTTGGCAGTCGTGCCAATTCAACCCACAACCCGAACCATCATCTATTCGAGAACGGTTAACACCTCACCCGTGACCATGGAAACAATCGTTACAGGTGGTGTTACTGACTCAGCCATGGAAGCCGTCATCCGTGTGCTCGGATGGCACAAGTACATCACCTCATACGGTGTGCTTGTGTTTGCAGTGACTCAGGTCACACAGACCGCTGGTGCCGTTGCGGATGCTAAGAGGATGGAGTCGATGTCTGCTATGAAGATGGACGAGCAACTGGCCATTCTGCAGATCGAGGCACAGGTGGGAGCCACATCTCCCAACGTTTCAGAGCTACCAGCTGGTTACAACCTGCTGCAGTTTACTGAAATCCCACCCACAGCCATCGCTGCGGACGGAATGCGCGTTCCAACTGCCAGCTGCAACAATGATGTTGCACACATCTTCGCTCGTCGGGCATAGGGGCTTGTAGACACACAGTGTCTCCAATTCCGTCTAATCGATTTGCGATCCTCCCGGGTTGTTGCCACGGTTCGTTTTCTCCAGGAATATGGAGTTTTCGTCATCAACAACCCACATCTGGATGCTTACAGGGTTATCCCCCAGAGCACCCACGACCTGGCTATCAGCTTGGTCTCCACTGTTGAAAGAACCACGGACTTTCAGCACACCGACACCTCCTTCTTTGTTTCGAGGCAGTCCCCCGCATCTATTCTAACTGCTAAGCAGACAGTTGCAAACTACAAAACCATCTTCCCCCGGGAGGATGACGTTGTAGAGAACGCAGCCCTTCTAGCTGGTGGTTTGCTGAGTGGAATTGGGGGTGCCCTGGGTCAACATGCCCAGAACAAACAAGACGAAAAGATGCAAGCTAACAAGTTCACGCACGACGAAGCTATGCAGAGCAACATGTTCACGTTCAACCGTGAGATGACTCAATCTCAACAGGATTTCCAGAACATGATGCAGCAGAACGCTCACGGATTCAACGTGGATTTGATGCGCGAAACGCAAAAGGAGGTTCGTGAAACTGGCGCTATTAATGCAGCCAACGCCCTCACTGCGAGAGGACTGGGTTCTCGTACGTTTGCACTAACCTCCCCAGTACCCGGGTCATCTATTGCATAATTATAGATGTCACCCTGCGCCGCACTTGCCCGAT